CTTGCCTGACCGAATCCCCCCGACATAAGCATACAGCCGTTGGGTTTCGCTGGCGGTTAGTGTTTCGTGCTGCTTCGGGTTAAGATTATACTTCTTCATCGTTTTTCACGATGTTGAAGGTAAAGTTGCTCGGCCATTTCACGTTGTCCCGCTTTTCTTCGTGCGGCCTGTTATACCCCCGTGCCTTTCCTTTGCTGTTCAGGTAGAAGATTATGGCCGTGGTATCCCCCTTGTTGATGCGGTCAATTAGCTTGTTTTCGACGAAGTCAAGTTGCACCTCCATGATTTCATCAACCTTGGCCTTGTATTCTTCATCCAGCTTTACCCATTCGTAATGCGTTACCCTTGCAACACCCACCGCCTTGCATGCCGTTGTAACGATGCCCAATGATTTTTCAAGGGCTTCAAGCATCAGCTTTTTTTTAGCGTTCGTATTGTTCGCCATAGGTTATTCGTTAAAAAATGCTTTCAATGGGTAAAAAATAAGGCTATTTCTGTAGCCGCCATCATGCGTTGGTGTTATTGGCGTAACTCCGTGCAGGTTTCTCCACGCAGGATAAACAAGCATTGAATTGTCAACTTGGCCTATCGTTGCATTGTAGTCTGGTATATGCAAATCGCCGCCTTTTGAATTTAGCCGCTTGCAAATTATTACATTTACAGCACCAACTATATTCCCAGTATCTCGGTGAAAAGGTGCCGAAATGTTGTAATTGCTAATTGAAGATGTAAACAAGTTTCCGAACTTCCATTCTTCAGGTACTTTCTTAAATAATTCAACCTGTTGCTCATATTGTTTTGGCAAAAGTTCTTTAATGACTTGTTCGCTTTCCTTTGCTAACAACAACATGGCCTTAATGAAAGTTTGGGCTGTTTTTACTTGATGAACCGAACTAATCGACGGGTACGGCCTTTTCATGTGTGGCTTTGGTGGTGTGCCGCCCAAAATTGTAGAAAATTGTGAAACCCATTTTTGACCTTTTGAAATAGCTTGTTTTTCTGTTCCTCTATTCATTTTGCTTTTTGGAACCTTGTTGCTTTGCAATTCTGCATTTGCCAAGTCTGCAAGCCTACACATTTTTTCGGGCATTTTTGTAAGGTAGAATCCAATCGGTTCGCCATCTAAATAAAACAAGCTGTCCTCAATTACATTAGGCTGAATATATTCGCATTCTTGCCCTGTTTTCCTGTTGTGTTCTATTTGCTTTAATTCAATTTTTTTCATAACAAAATACATTTGTGCAAGCTGGAAACCAAGATTTTTGCCAAACGTCATAATCTCTACTTTGAAATTTAGCCGTATTTCCTATTGAAGCAATTTCGTATTCTCTTTGTAATTTTTCAATTATATTCCAAAATCTTGGCAAACTCGGGTCAATATCAAAACTCCATTCAAACACTAACTTTTTAAATTTCTTGTTTGTGTTTTCAAGTATAGGCATCTCTGCTCCCTCAATATCCATTTTAACACAAACACCATCTTCGACGGATTCGTCAAAATTTACGCAATCAACTTTTAGCCCTTTGCCATTCCAATTTTTGAACATTGAATTTCGCCAAACATTGCCATTGTTTCCTACATAAAGATTTGCGGTTTTTCTGTCATTATGTATAAGGCCAGCACAAACCAAGTCCGCATCAAAATTATTTAATAAAAGGTTTTTCTCAATCATTTTGCAGTTGTTTGGGTCGGGTTCAAAAACTTTAACTTTTGCCCCGAGTGAACAAGCCAGCAAAGTGAATGCACCAACATTGCCGCCGCAATCAACCCATTTTTCACCATTTTCAATTGTCATTCCCTTTTTCCTGTAAACGTCTTTCCTTATGACTTCTTCAAATGTTTTAAGGTCAGAAGTGTTTTCTCTGTAAAAAAACCTTATCCCGTTTATTTCACTCTGCTTCATAGTTTTTGTTTTTCGCTTTTAAGAAAGTCCAAAATCATCTTACCTACATAGCCGCCTTTGTCTCTCCAAAACTTTACAAGTTCATAGGCCTCATCATAGTGGTCTGGGTGAAATTCTATTTGAATAGCCTTTTTGACACCGTTGGCCATGTCTTGAAGTTGGCTGTCAATATCATCTTCATCAAGTATTGAATAGTCAAGTTCGGGCTCAAAATTCGGTATATCCAAACCCCACCTTGTCAATTCTTCTGCATCCCATTCGTTTGCCAACTGCTCCCAGTTCCAATCGCCAAAGCCAACATTGTCTTTGATAACAAATTCATCCTTTTGCGCATCCGTCAATCCTTCGGCAACCACAATCGGCACTTCTTTCCACTTCAGTTCTTGCATCGCCTTTAGCCGCATATTACCGCCTAAAACGGTCATGGTTTCGTCTACCACTAAAGGACGAAGAACAGCCATTTCAGGAAACTCCACAAGCGACGCAACCAGCTTTTTAAATTTTTCATCCCGTATAAATCTTGGGTTGCGGCTATTTCCCTTCACCGACCCTATTGGTACAAGTTTAACCATTTTTCACAATTTCGTTAATTAAATTTGCGAAGCTGTCAAGGGTACGCACGATGTAGTACCGCCCCTCGTTAGCCTTTAGCATCTGCTCAAATTCTTTTTGCTCATCACTTTGGCGGCCATTGCCCATTTTCAGTTCGATGCCGTGTAACGTGCCTTTGTAGAAAAACAAAAGGTCTGATACCCCAGCGACTACACCCATGCCTTTGAGCACCGCCCCGTTGGATGCGTTGATAGCCCTGCCGTTCGTGTGCCACAGGTTGCGATATAGGTCAGGGTAGTATTGCCTGAAAAATCGCACACAGGCCAATTGCAAAAGATGTTCACCGACTTTGGGCATATGGCAAATTTAGGTCTTTACTTTCATGTGTGCAAGTGTAACTTTGTATAGCCTTTCGTAATATGGCAGATATGCCCTTTTGCCAGCGTTGTATTTGAGTATTGCGATATGCGATTTGGTAAACATGCTAAGGTCGTTGATGCGTTCGCCGCCTATGTTGATTTCGGGTTGCGGCTTGGTCAGGTCAATACCTTTCCAGTAGGCTTCGATTTCGGTTATGTTCATTGTGGCGGTGTGTATTTGCCCCAAAAAGCGTTGCGCATTTCGTCGGCTTTGCTGGGCGGTCCTTCAACTACCCGATTGGCAATGATGCCCAACTTTTCGTAAATCTCAGCACGTAAATGGTCAGGGCATGGCACGCCTTGTTCTTCGGGTTCGGCTGGCAAAATCACCTTGGGCCATTCAGCAAGCGGCATCACTTCAACCTCCCCCCGAAGGTCATCGCCGGGCATAATAATCGTTTCCCATTTTTTGAACCGGGACATAAGCCTTGCATCAGGCTGGCCGTCCGTCCCGAATCGTGCCAAAATTTGGGACAAGGTGTTGTTTGAAATTATGCCTGTGATGAACTTGCTGTCCATTCGGCTTTCGATAATGTCGTACAGGATCGTGTTCTGCCGCCCAAACGCCCCGACCGCTTCATCAGCCCCGACATCGTCTAAAATCAAATGCCCGTACTTCGTTTTGTGGATGAAGGATAATATAAATTCATCAGGGTTTTTCATGGCCGCATACTCACGAAACAGATGCCGCATGTTGTAGAAGGTAAATTGCTTTTCGGGTTGGGCAGCTAAGAACAACCGTGTGTAAATTGTTTTGCCTGTGCCAGTATCACCAGTCAAGAAAAACGATTTGTTGGTGTCGAATGCGGTGCAAAGTTTTCGCACGGCGGCGGCACGTTCTTTTGTCAAAACCATTTTGTTGGGGCGAAATACGATGCTGGCCAGTTCGATGGCCCGGCGGTCAAGGGTTGTTTCGGTTAGTGTGTAGGTTTTCATTCTGCTAAGGTATAAAAAATTAAAACGGCATATCAGGTGAAGGGTTGGCCAAGGCTTCTAAACGCTTTGCGCTTCGTTCTGCTGCGGCTATCGTTGCCGGATCCAGCCAAGGCTTACCAGCTGGCAAACTTGTTGATGTGCCTTTGCTTTGCTTATCTTTTCTGCCGTATAGCTGCGCCCAATTCTTTTCGGCTGCCGACATTATTGCCGTGTACATTTCGGCTGGCGTATGCCCGGCAATTTCTTTTTTTGAAATCAGCATACTTTGCTTGGTTATGACCTTTTTTCGCTTAAGCCACATCATCGTTACTTCACGAAGGTTTTCATCGGTTTTGAAATCACCAAGCAAATCATTACAAAAATCTTCACGGGTGTATGCGCTTACATTCTCTTTCTTATCTTCTCTTATTCTACTCTTCTCTTCTCTTCTCTTCTCTATTGAACATTCGTTGAACGTATGTTGAACATTCGTTGAACTTGTGTTCAGCCTACGTTCAGCAGACGCCTTACCAGCGTTGGACATTTTTTCACGCTTTTGCTGGCCTTCACTGAACTGAATATCAAGAAATTTGATGCCAATGCCATCATCGTAAACCTCAACCATCTTCAAGGCAATTAGCTTTTCAAGGTAGCCATCGGCTTCAAGTTCGGCGTGCTCATACGTCATAACGCATTCGGCATTCCAGTAGATGCAGCATAGCCTTAAAAATGCCACTTGCACCTCGCAAGATTGCCGGGATATTCTGCCCATCATCCAGTCGGCTGGGCTAAATTTAAACCAAGGTAGTTGTTTCATAAATTGATTTTTTTAAGTGAATATTTAGTTGCATCGGATACGGGCACAAGAAACCCAATAGAAGTTTTGGTACTGTTTTCAACCTCTCTATACTTTTGGGATTCATACATTAGTTGCAAATGTTTTTTTCCAAAAATAAACATCGTTGAATAGTTGCCAATTAAATAAAGCCAAGTGTTGTCATTTCTATAAATGCCCGAATCGACATAATTTAAATTTATAGGGTTGCTTTTTTCTTTAACCTCAATGTATATGTTCCCTGTATCAAAGAATTTATCATCAAATTTTATCTCAATCCCCTGTAGATTTTCACCTACAGAGAATTGAAATTTTTTGCTTGACAAAGATGTTAGCGGTATGCCTATTTCTTTCAATAAAGCAATAGCAACAAAGTCCTGAAATTCAAGCCCCTTTTGAAGGGATGAATTATAGTATTCTTTATAATTCATTTCCCCATCCATACCAGTTGCTTTTTTTGATGTTTCTACAAAACATTTCAAGTTTGTTCCCGTAATTATACAGGTCATCAATAATGTTTAAAAATTCAATAGGCTTTTCGCTGTGGTTGTCATTCCTTTCGATTGCCTGAACGCTGTCATAAAGCCTCTTGTTATCGGGCACGCAGCTACCCTTTGTCGCAATTAAAAGTATCTCATGCCTTACAGAATTATAGTGCCCCATGTTATGTTTTACTTTATCCCAAATGAATGAAGTTTTGTATTTAAACCCCCATTCATTTATCACTCTAAAAGAATCTTCCAACAAAGGCGATGTAACCCACAAAAACAAAACGCTGTCTTTTTCTGCAATTTGTTTTACAGGCAATTGGCAAATTTGCTCAACACTCATGGTTTGATAGTGCTTCGCCGCACCGCCCAATTGCGGGGTGTCTTGCTTATCATTATAGCTCCATGCTGGGTCGGCATAAATAACCCTAAATTTTTCATTTGTATTGAAAATATCTACCTTGAAATCATTGTTTGACTTTGTAGTTATTCTTTCCGAATACTCTTCTTTTTTCTTTTCAAGTTCGGCTTTTTTCTCCTCCTTCTTAATATCTTGGTAAACTTGGTTAATGCTTACCTCCCCTGTTGAAAGTTTGGCCTTTACCTCTTCAGGTGCTTTGGCTTCAATAACCTTTACCTTGGCGATGGTGTCATGCGAAACATTAGCAACCTTGGCCAGTTCTTTTTGAGTGTCAATAGGTTTTTGTTCTACAGATTTCTGTAAAACAGATTCAGGCTTTCTTATTTGGTTTTCTTTGGCCTTGGCCTTAAACACGCTTTCAAGTTCTAAAGCAAGTACCGACCTTTGGTAATTGCTCAAATTTCGCCTACCGAATTGGTTGCGAATCATCCACTCTTTGCAGTCCTCCATCGAAGCAAAGGCCATCTCCTTCACCTTAAACGGCAGGTCATACATTTGGGCCAGTTCGTATCGGTTGTGGCCATCTACGATTGTGCCTTGCCATGTAATAATTGGCTCCCGAATACCTTCTTGGCATACGTTGGCTTCAAGTTGCGCAAACTCCTCACTTGTTAATGGTGGGATTAACGCTTTCAGTTCAGGATTAATGCTTAAATTTTGCATAGGTTTTAATAAAGAAGCCATTTGGTCGGGGGCGGTAAAAGAAGTTAACACTTGGCCAAGGCAGGCCTCATCTTCTACGCAACCCCCGAACAAACGGCTCGGTTAATTTTTGTTTTTACCTTTCATGGGCGTGTTAATGCCTTCACAAATATACAAATTGTTTTCAAATATCGCACCATTCAGCACCTACTTTGATAGCCGAAACCATCCTCAGCATGTACTCAAAAGCATCGTGAAACGGCATCGCATTGGCATTGTCAACCACTTCTTTGGTCATGCCTTCGATTGCCAGCCAGCGGTCATCTTCTTGGTAGCCGATGCTCCATTTTTTGCTGCTGTAAATTAGCATAAAGTCGCTGTCGCTTAGAAACGAATACCATGCAAAGTCCTGCTGCGGTTCGCCACCGAATCTTGACAATTCAAGGCTGTAACCGTCATCCGAAGGTGTGCATAGTGGCCACATATCTTGGCCGATAACGGTTGTGCCGTTTCTAATGCCTTGTTCGTGCCGTTCGATGTCAGCACCATATGGGTAGCTTTTAATCGCATAGTCAAAGGCTACAATGGCAACGTGGTCGGGGTAGCGTGAAACAAAGTCAACCAGCCCCTTGCCGTTCATTTGCATTGCCATCATAACTTGCATCTTGTCTTGGTTGTAAGCAATGCCGATTTCGATTAGTGATTT